TTCGTATGTTGCAAGGAACAATACAATGAATGTGTCTGGTAGCATTACTTAAACAAAATAAATGCCATGATCACTGCTTGAGCAATAAACCCGGCACCATTGGTAATAATATTTAAACTATTACGCAATAGGATCGCACGACCAAACAACAGTACCAAACCGCCCCAGGCAAATAACACAACGTCCAAGCCCGGGCTCTTATCGCTTAGTGCTGTCATCATGGCCAGCAATGTCGGAATAGTGGCACAGTGGATGACTATAATACTTAACCATTCTAAGGTATCAGCAGAAATCTTTTTAAAGTGGGTAGTGAAAAAATTCACAATAGAGTCCTTAACTAAATTTAAATCGAATTTCATGCTCGTTCCTTATAGAAAATGTGACGGCCAATTTTAGTAATCTTTGGCTTGCCCCAACGTGGATTGACATAGTCTGCATGATAGTACATGGCTTCAGTCAGACCAGGTAGTCTAAAGTTCTCCAATAGAACTTTTTTAGCTACGTCTTCGCTTTCTTTGTACAAGGCCTGGTAGATAGGCTTGTTAAGAACGTTAGGCATACAGGCCCAACTAAATTGACAAATTACCTTTTCGTAGATTACATTCTTTTGATACACTACGCCGCAGACATCTTTGCCAAAGCGGCCATCTTGTAGTCGGTTCAAAGTAACTTGTGCCACGGCAACTTTGCCTTCAAAAGGCTCCATTGCGGCTTCGTGGTAGATATTACGTGCAAGGCAATCTAACTGCTTTGTACGGTCAGCCATACTTACAAAACCTTGGCGATAAACTTCGTTGGTATCACGCAGGTAGTTAAGTTTTGTTTGGGTAACGTTCCATAGTAACCATAGAACCCCAATTAACGCTAGAAACATTACAACATTTCTAGAAAGAATAATCCATCGAATCGGATTATCGTTTGACGCCTGATCGGTCATACTTTCTCCTTTGTTTTCTGTCTGTAATTTATATAACACCATTTTACCGGAGTAAAATGCTGCTATAACCCGTTAACAACTAGTATTATAGCAGGTTTCTCGACTTTTTGCAAGTTAAATGGGCATATTATGGCGTTAGTCGCCAACAATCACGTCGCCGCTGCCCGAAGCGGCGTGTCCACAAGTTGCCAAGTCTCCGGCGTTGACAACCGCTTTTCCTTCAACAAAAACGTTGTTGGTAGCCGCAATCATTGTGGGTGCGTCATGCGGAGAACGTCCGTGACCAGCTACTGCATCTCCATCGACAATAACAGCTTGCCCATTAGCAAACACCGTAGATTGGCTAGCTATTATATCGCCGCCTGCGGTGTCGCTGTCTCTGGTGATGCCGGGCATTTTAGGTTACAATGCTTCCTGCCGTAACTGGCTCGATTCCGGTAGTAGTTTGCAGGTAGTGTTTAACCATGGCATCAACACTAAGGGCGGCCATCATAACATGTTGCTTGCTTAACACGATTTGGCGCTTGGTGTCTGCGGTGAACAGCGACTGCACTAGTCCCATACCTTTGGCACTGGGTACAACTGTACAAGGACGGTCGATGGTGTAGTTTAACATATCGTCCTTTAAAACTTTGGCAACAATCTCGTCACCATTGACTAATTTCATAGTGACAATGTCACCTGTGTCGAATCCGTTATTTGATACTAACATTTATAGTGCAGCCTTTAATTGATCTTCGTTGAGTTTACGCAGTCCGTTGAATCCACCTTCAACAAACAATTTTCCATCTTTGTAAATTTGTGGAACGGTACGATGTCCTTCTGTGACAATAAATTCACGAGCCTCGGGGCTTTCATCGATCTTAACTTCCTCATAGGGAATGTTTTTATTTTTTAGTAGTGCCTTAGCTTGATCGCAAAAAGGGCAATGATTTTTTGAATATACTGTTAGCATAGTTTCCTCTTATTCTAATACTTATTATAAACTCATGCCGCCAAAAGTATTTGAGTCAACGTCTTGCTTGGTACCACCAATAACATAGGTTGTGATTTCTGTTTCTTGTGGAGCAACTTGAACTTCACTGCCAGCAATCCACTTGGCTGTCCAAGGTAGTGGATTACTACCAGTCTTGATACCACAGTGAAGACCAACCGCAGTCATACGCTTGCAGGTTAGCCAATCAACATAGTCGCACAGCAACTGTGTGTTAAGGCCAATCATGCTGCCGTCTTTAAACAAGTATTCGGCCCAGGTCTTTTCTTGCTGTGCGGCAGCAAGGAACATAGCTTCACATTCAGACTTGGTTTCTTCTTTGATCTTAGCAAAGTCGGCATCGTCTTGTGGCAATAGCTTGATCAGCATTTGAGTACTACCCAAGTGGACGTTTTCGTCGCGGCAGATTAGCTTGATAATCTTAGCATTACCTTCCATCTTCTTGAGCTCAGCAAAGGCCCAAGAGCAGGCAAACGAAACATAAAAGCGAATTCCTTCTAGTGCGTTTACGCTGTTAATAGCTAGCCATAGTTTCTTCTTGAGTTCGTATTCATCGATAGTAATAGACTCGCCATTGACTACGTGATTACCTGCACCAAGTAAGCGGTGGTAGGTACCGTATTCAATTACTTCGTCATAGTATCGGCTAATGTCTTTTGCACAATTAGCAATCTCTTCAATCTGCATCAGCTCATCAAATACTCGGCTAGGATCACTATAGACGTTACGAATAATGTGAGTATAGCTACGCGAATGGATCGTTTCATTGAAGCTCCAAGTTTGAATCCATGTCTCAAGCTCAGGCAAACTGCATAGAGGTAGAAAAGCGAGGTTGGGGCTACGACCTTGAACGCTGTCAAGAAGAATTTGTCGCTTAAGATTGCTAGTAAAAATGTGCTGTTCAAAATCTGTTAACTCCTTAAAGTCTTTGGCATCCCGAAGAACGTCAATTTCCTCGGGGCGCCAAAAGAAGCCCAGTTGTTTATCTGTTAGTTTGTCAAATTGTCTATACTTTACAGTTTCATAACGTTGCAGAGCTGTGGGCCCAGAGTCATCTAAAAATGCTAGTTTTTCTGTGTGTTTTTTCTTATCGTTTAAATTAAATACGCTCATTTTTGTTCTCTGTTAAATTACGCAACTATCGCAATCTTCTTGGTCTTGATATTCAGCTTCTTGGCTAGCTTCAATTTTAGCAGACATTTTGTCTACGTCAATTTCTCCTTGCCCGTCATTCGTATTGAAATAATAAAGTTGTTTGGTTCCATACTTGTAGCACATGATCAGGTGCTTGAGCATCTCACTCATCGGAATCTTTTCATCCTCGTAGAATTTTGGATTGTACGAGGTGTTGACACTAATGCCTTGATCAATATATTTTTGCAATACTGCACATAGTTTTAAATACCCTTCGGGTGATTTTTGATCCCATAACAATTCGTACTTGTTCTTTAGTCTACGATACTCAGGTACTACCTGTTTTAATACGCCATGCTTACTTTGTTTAACGCTGACATAGCTACGCGGTGGCTCAATGCCATTGGTAGCGTTGCTAATTTGTGCAGAAGTTTCTGCTGGCATTAGTGCCATTAGTGTAGCATTACGAATGCCAGTGTCTAGAATCTGTTCACGCAGAGCACGCCAAGGCATACGCTCTTGATGCTCAACTAGCTCGTCAACTTCTTTCTTACGTGTGTCGATAGGCAGGATACCATCAGCATACTTAAGATTTTGCCATGCTTCGCAAGGACCTTGTTCCCGAGCTAAGTCTGCTGATGCCTTGATCAGGTAGTAACTCCACGCTTCAGCATATTCATCTACTAATGCTAAAGCCTTTGGATCACTATAGCTTACATCGTGTTTAGCCAAGAAGTAGGCAAAGTTAATGATACCATTGCCCAACGGACGATACTCTCGGGTTGCAAGTTCAGCAGCTTTAACTGGGTAGTTTTGGTAGCTTAACAATGCATCGAGTCCACGAACGCTTAGACGGCAAATACGTTCAAAGTCGTGTGGGCTCTTAACGTTGCCCCAGTTCTGTGCGCTTAGAGTACACAATGCAATACGACCATTTTCGTCATTGACATCCATTAGTGGTACGGTGGGCAAGTCAATTTCTGTACACAGGTTGCTCATCTTAATAGGAGCAATCTTTTCTTTGAAAGGACTGTGTGTATTTGCGTGGTCCACGTTCATCAAGTAAATGCGACCAGTGTTCTTGCGTTCTTCCATGAAGCGAGCAAATAGGTCCACAGCCTTAAGTGTTTTCTTACGTAGCTTGGTATTGCGTTCAGCACGCTCATACAACTCTTTAAAACGCTCTTGGTCGTTAAAGAAAGCTTCGTACATTTCTGGCAAATCGTGGGGCGAAAATAGGGTAATATCGCCACCTTGGATAAGTCTTTCGTACATTAATTTGTTGAATTGTACACCGTAATCCATCTGACGTACACGATTATCCTCTGTGCCTTTGTTGTTCTTCAATACAAGAAGGTCTTCAACTTCGTAGTGCCACAGTGGGTAATAGATTGTGGCAGCGCCATTACGCACACCACCTTGACTGCAACTGCGTGTGGCAGCTTGGAATAGCTTGAAGAAAGGAGTTACACCCGTGTGGTATGCATCCCCGTTCCTAATAGGCGAACCCAAAGCCCTAATTCGTCCACCTCCAATTCCAATACCTGCTTTTTGGCTGACGTACTTAACAATTGAACTGGCGGTAGCATTAATACTATCAAGACTATCATCAGTCTCGATAAGAACACACGAACTGAACTGTTTCTGCGGAGTCCTAACGCCAGCCATAACAGGAGTAGGCAAACTAATGTCGTGTAAGCTAATAGCATCATAATATTCTCTAACCCATTGTAGTCGGGTCTCCTTTGGATAAGACATAAACAATGTAGCCGCAATCATCATGTAGGCTACTTGTGGAGTTTCGTATAGCTGGCCGGTCACGCGGTTCTGAACAAGATACTTGCCACGCCATTGCTCCATGGCAACGTAGGTAAAGTTTTCATCACGCTTGTGATTAATAAAACTGTCAAGTTGATTGATTTCGTCTTGGGTGTAGTTGTCTAGAATGTCTTTGGTGTAGTAGCCAATTTCGGTATTACGTTTGACTAAGTCGTAGAGACCCCAAGGCTTATATGTATCATAAACCTGTTTGTAAATATGGTATGTTAATAGGCGACCTGCGACATACTGGTAATTAGGAGTTTCTTCACTGATTAAATCCGCGGCAGACTTGATCAGAGTTTCTTGTATGTCGGTGGTCTTAATTCCGTTGTAAAACTGTATGTGACTTTTAATTTCAACTTCGCTTGCGCTTACGCCTGTGATGCCTTCTGTGGCCCAAAACGCAACTTTGTGTAACTTTTCTAGATCTAGCGGCTCTCGACGTCCGTCTCTTTTTATAACTTGTATTTGACTCATTGATTCCTCTTAATAACTATTCAATTTTAGTTCTTCGTTGTACTTGATTTTAAGTTTTAGATTTTTTGAAACTTGTGTTTTATTTACTACCTCGCCCTCAATCAAATTAAGTACATATTTCCCTTGGGCAATCCATACTAAATTATAATTGTATCGAGATTCTGTATCATAATATACTCTTATTTCTACATCAGGATCGTGTGCAGTGAACTTAATAGTATACAACATACCTAACGCTTTAGCAAGATCGCAGTAGTAATTTTCTTCAATTAGTGTCCAGGGATCTGGCCATAATTCAGGATAGTCGTGATCTAGGTAGTAGGGGCTAAACGGACAGTTAGACCAAAAGTCTATAACAGACTGACATGCAGTTGGCAAGTCTTGGGAATCAAGATCTTTTCGAAACTCACGCCAGCGAAGTAATCTCTCACTGGGATTTAATTTGAACATTAACTAAATGAATTGATGTTGTACTTAAATGTGGCTGCTACGCCAGATCCGCTTGTGATATACGTTAGTATACTAGAACTATTTACCGACAGTACTACCCCTACAAGATTATCCGAGGAAGAATAGTTGTCGGTCCAGTGTGGGCCTGATCCGTTGTTGGTATAGTGTAAAGTGCCGTAGGCTTTGTGTACACCACGAGAGATAGAATAATTTACTACACAGGCAGTTGGTAAAGTTATTCCAGTGCTGGTTGCTACTGCTTGGTTGTCAAGTAATGTAACTTGTCCGCCAGTACCAATGGTTGCTGTGCCAAGAGTTAATCCAACGTTAGCAGTAAGTATAGCCACTGCGCTATTTGTATTAAATCCAATGTTAGAATAAACTAACTGTTGAGCAGCGGTTCGGTCAAACAAGTCACCAATGCTGTTAACTGTGCCACTGACAAAATTAATAACTGTGCTTACTGGCGTACCAGTAAAGTTTGTGCCAACATCACCAAAGTGATTTCCAAAACTGTTAACACCAATTACATAGTTGTAGCAATCAACGGCACGATTAGCAATGCTGTCAAATACACAATTTGTTATTCTATAACCACGTGGTGCTGTGGCTGTGCTAGAACTGCTTTCGCCAAGTTTAATTCCCTTGTACATATTGCTAAAATAGCAAGAGTCAAAATAAACTCCATAGCTAGCACTGTCGCAGATAACAGCGTGGCGCTGATTGGTCCAACGACAATTTAAGAATGAAATATTATAGCTTGTAGCGGTACTACTTTTAATTCTTACACCAGCATAACTTCCTGTGCTAGTAGCCAGATTTAAACTACCTTTAAAATATACATTTGAGAAAACAATGTTGTTGGCGCTGTCAACAACTACGCCATCTTTGTCTGCGTTGTTCCACAGAGTCATGTTCTCAATTCTAGTGTTGCTGGGCAATGTAGCACTGCCGGACCCTAGACTGCCATCTACTTGGTAAGCACTGTCGGCAAACTTAAACAAGCATTCTTGTGAACCATCTTGTTGCTTAATTATAGTGCTGTTGATGCCGTCGCCAACAAGTCTGCACCAAGCAGGAATTTTAATAATGTTGCCAGTTACAAGATACTCGCCGGCCGGGAAAATAATCGATCTACGAATACGTGCATAACCTGCAATTCGTGAACTGTAATAAACTTCAGTGATAGCTCTGTTTATGGCTGCGGTATCGTCTGTGCTGTTGTCGCCGACTGCACCAAAGTCCCTTACGTTTACAACATCATCGAGCTTGTTCTGAAATAGTCTAGAACTGGGATGAGAAAGGTCAGTACCAGTTTGTGGTTCATAGCCTGCTTCATATCCTGCTTCGTGACCACGATAAACATAATTGTTAAGTTGTCCTAGTAAATCTGACTGTGTAGATAATATTTCAGTGACGCCTTCTAGTGGTGCACCTTCAGAAATTAAACCATTACCAATGTAAAGCTGGCGAGTGTCAACACTCCAGCCAAACTCGCCGCCTGATAATTGTGGTAAATCTTGTTGAAGTCCTCTTCGTACTTGGACCTTACTAATCTGTAATACAGCCATTGCCTAATCCGTATAATGTAGTATTTAGCTGGTCAGATAATACAGTTCTACTCGTTTATTCCACTCATCGCTCCAGTGGTCAAATTCGTCTCCAGAGACTTCAAATTCCAGGTATTCTGGCGTGGTATATGTCTGATCTTCAAGTAATTTAGGCTGCACAGCCATCAAAATTACACCATCACGTATGTTGGTCCCATGCGTGTGATTGTGTGCTTGTGCATAGGCTGCTAACTGTAAGAAGTAGTCGCTAATATACTCACGCTTTTTAACTTTGTTGCTTTGCTTGAAGTCCATGATAGCAGGTCGGCCCTTCCACACACCTAAACAGTCTGTGGTGCCGGCATACAGGCCGCTGTAGTAAACAGGAACTTCTGTGCCCCAAAACTCGTCTACGTTACAGAGCCCTTTGAGGATAACCTCT